GTTGCGATGATTTCAAAAAGAGATGCAACTGTATCAGGCTCACAAGAGTCTTCAGACCCTGCTGGTAAGAGATCAGAAATGGCTCACCAACTAGCTATCATGTTTAAAGCTCTAAAGAGAGGCATGGATGAAGTTCTTTGTCAAAAGAATGGAAAAACTACTGGTAATGCGACAACTGCTCGTAAGACTGGTGCTTTTGAATCTTGGATGAAATCTAATGTAAGCAACGCAGCAGGATCAACTCCTACTGGCGGTGGAACAGCTCCAACAGACGGAACACAAAGAGCTCTAACAGAGCCTCTTTTGAAAGCTGTTTTACAGTCTTGCTTTGAAAATGGTGGTGAACCATCATTAGCAATCTGTGGGCCTGTCAACAAGCAGAAAATCTCTGGTTTCACAGGTAGATCTTCAGCAAGACAAATGATCGATGCAACTACTGTTGAAGCATCAGTATCTATCTACTCATCTGACTTTGGTGAACTCAAAATCGTTCCATCAAACAGATCAAGAGAAAGATCTTTACTGTTGGTTGACCCAGAAATGGCAAAAGTATCTTACTTGCGTGATTTCAAAACAGTTGACATTGCAACAATCGGTGATGCAGTCACTAAAATGATCGTGGTTGAGTATGGATTAGAAGTATCCAACGAAGCTGCTCATGGTGTGGTTGCCGACCTTACAACTACTTAGTTCTAGGTTAAGAACCTTAAAGGGATGTTTCGGCATCCCTTTTTTTTGTGTTAAAATTCTTGCATGGCTAAAAGAACTGTTATAGATCATAAGACTGGTTTTACCAACGAGTTTATTACTGAAGACGATAAAGAAATTTATCATACAACTCAGGATCTAAATCCTGTAATAGAGCATTGTAAATTTATTGCAGAAACTACTACACCAGGCAAAGATCTTCGCCATGTAGCAGAAGTACCATTGGTGGTATATCAAAGAGCTTGTCGTGAAGGCTGGGCTAATGATATGTCTCAATGGAGAAAATGGTTAAACAACTCAGACAATAAAGTCTTTAGAACATGGCAGGGTAAACTATGACATACGCAGAATTAAAATCTAACATTGCAAACTTTTTAAATCGATCTGATTTAACAGATGTAATTGATTCATTTATTGATAGCACAGAAGCAGAATTTAACCGCAGATTAAGGGTTAAGGGTATGATTAAACGTGCTACTGCAACATTAGATTCACAATATATCTCTGTACCAACTGATTGGTTAGAGGCTATAAACATACAAATTGATGGCGGTGATTTCTCACCATTATTCCAACAATCCATAGAATCATTGGATGTCTACAGAAAGTCAAACGATAACGTCACAGGCCAACCAATTTATTTTGCATTGGTTGACGATACAATTGAATTTGCACCTACCCCAGACGGAAGTTATACAGTACAATTAACCTACTACGGAAAGATAGATGCGTTGAGCGATTCTAATACCAGTAACTTTTTATCCACAGGATATCCAGATGCTTACCTTTACGGATCACTAAAACACGCTTCTATCTATTTAATGGAAGATGAACGAGTGCCATTATTTACAGCACAGTTCGAGAAAGCTTTAGAAGAAATGAGACTAGAGCAAGAAAAAGCTGAGTTTGCCAAAGGATCTCTCATGCAAAGAAGAAGAACCTACGGGAAACGCAGAAAAGATATTTATTATTTTGGTAATAATTAGGAGTACAAAACATGGCTGGATTTAGTGATTATTTAGAAGACAAGGTACTTGACCATGTGTTTGGTGGAGTAGCTTATACGCAACCAACAAAACACGTTGCTTTATATACAGTAGCACCTACTGATACTGGCGGTGGTACTGAAGTAACAGGCGGATCTTACGCAAGACAAACTGGAGCATTTACTGTTTCAGGAACTAATCCTACAACAGCAAGTAACTCTGCTGCAATTGAATATCCAACAGCTACAGCCAATTACGGAACAGTGGTTGCAGTTGGAATTTTAGACGCATCTTCAGGCGGTAATTTACTTGCTTATGCAAACTTAGACACATCAAAAAGCGTAACAACTGGAGATGTATTTAGATTCGATACTGGTGATTTAGACATCACCCTAGCTTAATAGCATGGCTGAAAAAGCCTATAATTACGGGAAATATAACAAGTCCCTATACGATAACCTTCAATACGATGAAGCAAGTGCAACCATAGCACAAACTTCATCTGCGTCTGCTACAGGTGATTTATTAGACTCTGGTAAGGCAACCATATCTGCTGTTTCTAACTTTACTGCAACAGGTGTACAGATTGATGGTGGGTTTGCAACCATAGCACAAACTTCTGGATTTACAGCAGACGGCCAAATCGTATTGGTTGGTGAGGCTACCATAAGTGCTACATCCTCTGCTTCTGCTATTGGTAGACAAATAGACAGGGGATCTGTAACCATAAGTGCAACATCTAATGTTACTGCAAGTGGTTTCGTTATCCGTTCAATCAACGCAAACATTCAGGCAATATCTGGTGTTAATGCGTTAGGCGGAGTTATACACAGGCAATCTTCTTTGATATCACAAACAAGTGGTTTCAATGCGATTGGTGGTTTAAAATGGAATGACATTATAGTTCCAGGCGAAGATTGGACAGATCAACCTGTATCAGCAACATCTTGGACACAAATAAACAATTCATCAACTGATTGGAAAGAACTAGACAAGCAAGAGGCAGCATAAATGGCAGACACTACAACAACTAATCTGAGTTTAATTAAACCAGAACCTGATGTATCTTTAGATTGGGGTACAAAACTTAACACCGATTTAGACAGCATTGATGCTATTTTTAGTAGTTCTGGTACACAGGTTAATCTCAACCCTAATCAAATAAACTTTGCAGATAACAAGAAGGCCATCTTTGGTACAGGTTCAGACTTACAAATTTACCATGATGGTGTTAATAGTTATATTAAAGATGCAGGAACAGGCAACTTAAGACTTAGAGGAACAGATTTAAGGTTAGAAAGTTCTTCACTTGCTCATAACTTTATTCTTTGTTCAGAAGGTGGTGCAGTAACATTATTTAATAATGATTCTTCAAAATTAAGCACAACCTCAACAGGCATAAATGTAACAGGTGTTATAACAACTGATGGTTTAACAACTTCAGCAGACATTAACTTTGGTGATAGTGATAAAGCAGTATTCGGAGCAGGTTCAGATTTACAGATTTATCATGATGGTACACAAAGTTTAATTGCTGAAACTGGTACTGGCAACTTATCCATAAACGGAACAAGCATTAATTTTAACAATAATGACCTTGGTGGTCGATATGCTGAGTTTGTTAGTAATGGTGCTGCTAATCTGTTTCATGCAGGAAACAAGAAATTCGCCACAACCGCAACAGGTATAGACGTAACAGGCACAGCCACAATGGATGGTTTGACTATTAGTCAAACAAGTGGAGCGACATTGAATATCAACACAGCAGGAGGTGGAGAAGATTCTAAAATATTGCTCCACGAAACCACTAACGATACTTATGGAGCAAGTGTTAAATATTCTGGTCAATTTAACCGCTTTGTAATAGGTTGTGGGGCTGATCCTGAAACTAAAAGATTATCTATAGACAGGGACACAGGAGACATCAGCTTTTACGAAGACACAGGCTCAACCCAAGCATTGTTTTGGGATGCGAGTGCTGAATCTTTGGGTATCGGAACGACTTCGCCTGATACCATGCTTGATATATCACATGCAAGGTCTGGATCACGGCCAACAATAAGTGCAGGAACTAGACTTCTTATAGAATCAACCGCAAATACATCGGCTTTTACTGCCATGTCAATACTTGGAGGTAATAGCAGTGGTGCATCTCAAATTAATCTTGGAGATGTCAATGACGAAAACGTAGGTCAGATTGGATATTATCATGCTGATAACTCTATGAGATTTGTTGTAAATGCTAATGAAAGAGCCAGAATAGATAGCTCAGGGAACTTGTTGGTGGGTAAGACTGCATCAGATGGAACAACAATAGGTGCAGAATTAAGAAGCAGTGGCATAATTACAAGTACTGTTAGTGGTAATGTTTGTGGAAACTTTAACAGAAAAACATCAGATGGCACTATTCTTAATTTCCAAAAAGACGGCTCAACAGTTGGAAGTATTGGTACTAATGGTGGCAGATTAAATATTGGCTCAGATGATACTCATATATTTTTTGATAGTGGGGATAGCCCATCAATAAGACCACATAACGGAAGTTCTGCTACAGATGGCGTAATAGATATTGGTGAGTCAGGTACAAGATTTAAAGACCTCTACCTATCAGGTGCAGCCTACACAGGCGGTCAATTAAAAGGAAGTGCAGGAAGTACCACCAAATTAATTTTAAATGCCACATCAACCACAACTGAAGTACACGCCTCAGGTACTACAGGAATAGTCTTTAAAAATAATGGTGATGGAGAAACAGCCAGAATCGATAGCTCTGGAAACTTGTTGGTTGGAACAACTAGTGTTGATGTTGCAAACCAAACAGGCACAACTCAAGGTGTTCGTATTGCTGGTGCAGACAACATTCAAGCTGCTAGTACTGGTGTTGCAGCTTACTTTAACAAGCTAAGCACCGATGGCGACATTGTTGAGTTTCGTAAAAGTGCCACAAAAGTTGGAAGTATTGGTACTAGGTCAAGCGGCTTGGTTGTTGGTAATGGTGATGTTGGTTTATTCTTTGATGCAG